TTTCTGTTGGCGCTTTCTCAGCGGGTGGAACCGCACCCATGCTTGACGGCACAGTTCCAGCAACTGACACAGCTACCACTCATGCTGGTCTTAATCTTACAATGGACGGTGAAACCACTGACAATGTTGGGTTGCAAATGATTCCCGGCGGTAACGCACAAGGAACAGGACCACATACATATACAGTTGGGACTCATTCAGGTTCTATTGATGCGACTTTTCAAGCAGCAGACTATACGGACTTTGACTGCATAGTTATTGGCTTTAGGAAGGTTGAGGAATTTGCTACTGGCCTTAATGCAGCGATTGCTGCGGCTACAGCAGGTGATTTGGTCTACACCGACATCGTTGCATTTGGAGCGCAGGGTGATACCAACATTGAGATTCAAACGGATCTAAATAACTCAGGCACATCAACATCAACAGACTGTGGAGCATCGGTTCCAGTTGATACCCAGAACTTGCGTTTGAAAGTTAACCTTTCTTCTGCTGGTGTGGTCACCTATGAGTTGGTTGTAAATGCAATAGCAGGTGAAGGTACGCTTGCTGCCCCAGCAACAACGGCAGCGTTTACGTTTGATGATGGTGATGTTCTTGTTCCATATATAGCTACTTTGAAAAATGGCACAGCCACAGATGAGCTATTCCTGAAAGATATTACGGTCACTCGCACACCCGGCTCTTCTTTTGAAAGGCTTTAAGTAACAGAGGGGGGTTACCCCCTCTTCTTTTAAAAAGGAGTTTGATATGGCGAGTGGTGATGTAAAAGCTAAACTCATCAGTGATGAAAATGCGTCAGATGATGACCGTCTTGTAACTGCGGCAAGGCCCAATACCAGTGCTACTATGGCTAACACCACCTTTCTTGGAGGAGGTGCTAGAAATGTAATAGTTACCACCACAGGGACAGGCGATAATGAAAAGACTTGCACCATAACTGGAACAGATGTCTTTGGTGATGCAATGACAGAGGTCATTACGTCAACGGGTAGTGCAGAGGCTGTTGCTGGAACTAAGCTGTTTCTTACAGTAACAGCGGTAGAGTGTTCTGCTCAATATGCTGCAAACATCAAGGTTGGATCTGGAACATTATGTGCTGAAGCTATTAGTGGCAAAAATAGAGTTCGTTTAAAAGGCTTCTCTATAGTCTCTGGCGGGTCTGCTGGCGTGGTTAATTTTGTTGATGGTACACCTGAGAGCGGTTCTATTTTGTTTAAATCAAGAACTATAGGAACAGACAATACAACCGTTGACAGAACCATACCTCAGAATGGAGTGCTGTTTGAGAGTGGCATGGCTGTTCAGTATACTGTTGCTACAGTAGACATGATGACGTTTTTCCATGGCTAGAACTAAGGCAAAAATGCCGCCTAGAAATAAAAAGAATTTTCGCCCCACTAAATCTGGAGCGGGAATGACAAAGGCTGGTGTTGCTGCTTACAGGCGTAAAAACCCCGGCAGCAAGCTCAAGACAGCGGTTACAGGCAAGGTAAAACCCGGAAGCAAAGCAGCGAAGCGCAGGAAATCTTTCTGCGCTCGTTCTGCTGGCCAGATGAAAAAGTTCCCCAAAGCTGCAAAGAATCCAAATAGCAGGCTACGGCAGGCTAGGAAGAGATGGAAATGTTGAGTTCTAAATTCATAGCTGGAACTTTGTTTGTGTCTTTTGTGGGCATATGCGCCACAGGGGTGACTTGGATATCATCCACTCTTATAGGTGTGGATAAGAGCGTTGCTGTCATGTCTGTAAAGATTGATGACAATAGTCAGAAGATTGATGAGCTTCATAGTATGTTGAAGCCAATGTGGGAAGAGTTCACAGGAAGGAAATACGATGGCAATATCGCGAGCGTCCATGCAACAGCAGCTAAAGGGGAATAGGATGAAGAAGAAAAATATTGGCGGTTTTTTAGAAACTTTTTCTCCAGCATACAGCATTGCTAAAGGCAAAGGCCCGATTGGAAAGGCCACTCGTAGTGGCAAGGGCATGGGTATTCTTGGGATGCTCGCCTCTGAGATAGAAAAACGTAACAAAAAAACAGGGTCTGAGGCTATGAAAGCAGACCGTATGACTGGAGCAGATAGAATGTCTGGAGGCGGTCAGGTAGTCAGGTCAAAGCGAACACGCTCTATTGATGGCATAGCCTCAAAAGGAAAAACTCGTGGCACCCAAAGGTAAACGAAATTACAGGTCTGAATATAAGAACTACCAGTCCACTGTAACTCAAAAAAAACGTAGGGCTTCTAGAAACACTGCAAGAAATAGAATGATTTCTGCTGGTAAAGTAAAAAAAGGTGATGGCAAAGATGTTGCTCATAGGAATGGCAACCCAAGAGATAACAGAAGATCTAATTTGAAAGCTGTGCCAGCTTCTAAGAATAGGTCATTTAAAAGAACAAGTTCCGCCAGAAAACAGAGCAGGAGGTCGTAATGAAAGCCGCTAAAAAATTAATGGCTAAGAAAAAAGGAGTTAGAACTCCAAAAACAAAAAATAAATATGCAAGACCTCTCATGCCCAAACAGCCTAAAACTCCGGGTTCCTTTCAACACTTCATGTCATATGAAGAGGGCGGTTCTGTAAAGAAGATGAAAAAGGGTGGCAAAACAAAATCTAGGGTGAATGAAGCTGGTAACTACACAAAGCCGGGATTAAGAAAAAGAATATTCAACAGAATTAAGGCTGGTGGAAAAGGGGGCGCTCCGGGTCAGTGGTCAGCAAGAAAAGCGCAAATGATGGCTTCTGCCTATAAAAAAGCTGGTGGTGGATATAAAGACTGATGGTGGCTTATGATTCATGCGTTTTTATTAGTTGTTGTTTTGGGGGGAGAAGTAGTTAGCTCAGATATGTATTTTGAGTCTATCGATAGGTGTAATTATTTTGCTTCAGAAGTAACAAAAAGATATGGGAATTACCAACATCTTTACTCTGTTCCAGAGGAACATAAGGCTACGGCGTATTGCAGGCCAGTAAAGGTAGACCCAAAGAAGATAGAGGTTTATTGACATGGACCCAGTATCAGCGATGGCAACAGCTTCGGCTGCTTTTAGCGCCATAAAAAAGGGATTCGCTATAGGTCGCGATATTGAGTCTATGGCAAGTGATCTTGGAAGGTGGATGGGTGCGCTGAGTGATCTGGATATGCTTGAGAAGGAGGCAAAGAACCCGCCTATTTTCAAAAAATTATTTGCTGGAAAATCAGTTGAGCAAGAGGCCATAGAAACATTTGCCGCCAAGCAAAAGGCGCAAGCACAACGCTACGAATTGCAGCAGTGGATTGGCATGACTATGGGCAGGTCTAAGTGGGATGAACTTGTCCGTATGGAAGGGTCAATTAGAAAGCAGCGCCAAGAAACTTTGTATATTCAGAGGCAAAGACGCCGTAAATTTGTAGAGATTGTAATGTGGATATTGATGATCCTTATAGGAGTTGGGCTTCTTGTAGGCTTTATAATGTTTCTTAAGGGAACATTAGCTAATGCAGAAACAAAACCAGAATATGTAACGTGCAGGCTCAAGGGTTGCGACATTATAGACGAACAAAGGGTTTGCATATACTATGGACCAAATAACACAGTGGATAGTGTTTGGCTTGATCCTTCTGAATACTTTCCTAGTGAGATTCAGTGTAAGTACAAACCTAATGAGAAAAAGCCCCCAACCGTTAGGGAAACTCTTAAAGCTATAAAGAAATCAAGAGAGTAATATGCCTCTAAAGAAATCGCAAAAAAGTTTGAANTCTTGGACAAAGCAAAAATGGAGAACCAAAAGTGGCAAACCGTCCACGCAGGGTCCNAAAGCAACCGGGGAAAGATATCTACCGTCTTCAGCTATTAAATCGCTCTCATCGAAAGAGTACGCGGCGACCACAAGAGCCAAAAGGAAAGCTACTAAAGCAGGTAAACAGTTTTCCAAACAGCCAAAAAAGATAGCTGCAAAGACTAGAAGCCACAGAAAGGTTAAGTAATGTCAGTAGTAACGCCAGATCTTCCTGAGATATTTGAAGAGGCTTTTGAGAGGGCTGGCCTTCAGATGACTACTGGTTACGATCTCAAGACAGCTAGAAGAAGTCTTAATCTGTTAACATTAGAATGGCAGAATCGCGGTCTTAATCTTTGGACGATAGAGTCAGGCACACAGGCTCTTACTGCTGGAACAGCAACCTATACCATGCCCACTGATACAATAGATCTTATAGAACATCAGATTAGAACAGGCACTGGGACAAGTCAGACAGATACAAATGTAACTCGCATAAGCGTTTCTACATATGCAAAGCAAAGTTCAAAAAACACTCAAGGCAGACCGACACAGATTTATGTGGACAGGCAGGCAACATCTGTCACAGCCACTTTGTGGCCTGTCCCTGATCTTAGCACATACACACTTTTTTATTATAGGTTGAAGGGCATATCAGGAGTTTCTTCTGGTATCGGCACCACAGCAGATATGCCGCCAAGGTTTGTTCCTTGTCTTGCGGCTGGGTTGGCTTACTACATCGCGATGAAGAAGCCTGAAGTGGCGGGCCGTGTGGCACCGCTTAAACAAGAGTATGAGTTTCAGTTTGAACTAGCAGCAAACGAAGACACAGACTCGTCATCTATCAAGTTCGTGCCATACAACACATTCTACGCAGGAGGCTAAAATGCCAGTAAAAATTGTAGCTAAAAAGGGCGGGCCAAAGAATTTTACCCGTAAATCTATGAAGAAAAAAGCACCAGCAGCCAAGAGAAAGACTAGATCTATTCT